ATATGATGGGCTAGTAAACTTTGTATATAAGTATCGTAATGCGTGTTGGGATAATCCAGACGCAGAGATTGGAGTGAGTCGATGAATGATAAAATGTGGGAAAAACCTGTAATGATACATGGTTATATACTTCAGCGAACTTGTCATGCCTGTCCAGAACAGTATGATGTATTCGCTGGTGAGCATTTGGTTGCTTACTTACGTCTACGTCATGGTAACTTCTATGCAGCATGTCCAGATGTAGGTGGTGATGTTGTTTATGAAGCAAGCCCATATGGTGATGGGATATTCAATAAAGAAGAACGAGTTGGTTATCTAACTCAAGCAATTCTTGCAATTCAAGAATACTATTTAAATCGTGAGTGGGATAAAGAGGATAATTGGGTATGACTGAAGATCGCAAGTTGGTAATGAAGGCAGTATTGGATGGTGAATTGGACGCCAGCCATGTTACACTGGAAGAGATCCAAGAACTAGAAGAATTGGTGTTTGATTTGATTGCAAGTCGAGTTACACCATTCGACACATATGAGGTTATGCAATGAAAGCAGACAAAAATTTTAAATTAAGTAAAAGTACAAAGAGAATTCTCGCTTTGATGCCACAAGAAAGACGAAGCGAGTATAAGCGTATGATGATTGACGCTGAGTTGGCTGAGTCAAGAGCAAAATTCGCAAAGACAAAAGAAAATTGACATTTAAATGAAAACGCAGTATAATCTTATTAAACCTCGCGACTTTGTTGCCAAGGATTTACGAACACCGAAGTATCGCATGCGTGTTGTAGAATCCAAAGTAGCATTCACACGCAAGGTTAAACATAAGAAAGGTGATCATGAGTGGACTTAATTACGAAGCAGAATTGTTTAAATCTGGATTGTTAACTTCATTGAAAGTTAAACAACATGATTATGATGTTATTGAAGTTACCTTTAGACGTAATCTTAAAGATGATAAAGGTAACATTATTGTTGACAATCATTATACTATGTTTTATAGTAAAAATGAATTTAAAGATTTTTTCCTACCATTAATTAACACATTGAAAGAAAGATTTGATAATGACGACCCAACCACAAGTGAATGAAAAGGAAGTAAATGAAATCCTCACAAAGTTGCGCACTAACGAAAACGGAACAACTGTCACTTTCACAAAGAAAGATGGAACGAAAAGAGAAATGCTCTGCACTCTTATCGAATCCAAAATCCCAGCTGACAAACGACCAAAAGCAAGCGTCGGGTTGGAGGAAGAGACAAATAGCAGCACTGTTGGATCCGCAGTTCGCGTCTTCGATCTAGGTAAATCTGAGTGGAGATCTTTCCGCTGGGACACAGTTATTTCTGTAAATTAATAAAGGTATATTATGTTTAAAGCAGCTCTTAACACATTCGGTATCGCAGGTATGGTAGTTCTTATTGTCGCACTTATTGTGTTTATGCCATTCGCATCAATCTGGGCATTCAATACACTATTCCCTACATTTCTAATTCCATACACATTTGACACATGGGCAGCAGCAATCCTTTTGGGTATGTTTTTCCGTGGTACTGGTTCAGTATCAACTTCTAAGAAAGATTAATAATGAGCATTTCATCTATTGAAGATCGTAAGAAAATTTTTGGTGCTATTCGTGAGATTAGCAACTCAATGGTTCGTATTGAAGCTGAGCGTGATCTAATTAAAGATATCGTAAAAGATGTTTCTGACAATTTCCAGATTTCAAAGAAAACTGTAAATAAAATGGCTAAAGTTTATCATAAACAAACTTTAACACAAGAAGTAGCTGAACACGAAGAATTCGTTGAGATGTACGAAGAAGTGACAAGTGCAAATACACCACCGAAAACCGAGTAACGTAAAAACTAAACTCCTTTATGTTATGGGAGCAACATGGAAAACTAAATCCATGTTCGATTTGGATTTTGAGGAAGAAAGTTTTTGTGATCTACTCAATGCTTCTGGTATAGAAACATTTTCGTTTGATATACCAGAAACTAATCATTCAGACGTTGTTAGTATTTGTCAAGAATTAATAACTACTCATAACATACAAAATGTAATGGGTTATAGTTATGGATGTTTACCAGCGATGGACATTGCATTATCCAATGAAATTAAAAATTTGATAATGCTTGATCCATTCTCTGGAGTTCCAATAAAGTGTGAAGAAAATGATTCTAAGTTACATTATAAAACTGAGGATGTTTATTCTACGATTAAGGAACATTCTTATATGAGCGAGTTAGTTTCTTTAGCTTATATAAAAACACTTGGTCAGTCTTTTGATGTTTGCAAATTTCCAAAGCAATATTCAAAAGATAATTTTGATAAGTACACCAACTGGAACTTGCATAGGAAACTCAAATGCAACACTCTTGTAGCGTTCACAGAGTCTTCCAAGAAAGAACTTCGTTTAAAGTTTTCCACATTACAACAAAGGTTTTACCCATATTCCCACTGGATTTTACTTGAAAGTGGCAGAAAACGACTCTGTGAGGACCTATCTGCCGTATTGAAATAATGCTTGACATTTATTCAATAATGAGGTATAATTATATTATCAAATGGAGGTTGTAAACCTATGAGTAATACTGCAAAACGTAATGCGAAAGCGCATGCAATTCTTAAAGCTGGCAAAGGTGACGAGCCAACGACTAGCATTGAGAATTATAAAATTGACCTAACCAAAGCATTGGTATGGTATAACAATAATGAAGACGACAAAGTTAAACGAAACTGGGTCAATTCATATCTAACTAAAACTAATCGTAAAGGGTTAGTGTCTCATTTCAACGACGCACCTGATTATGTTGTCCGTCAACTCGGTGTTATCTGTCGTTTAAAACTCCGTGAACAATATCTTGATATTCGCGAAGAACAGTGGATTGAAAATAAGATCACAGAAATTACAGATAAAAACTTTAAAAAGAAAAAGATTGATGTTGATACTGCGCCAGTGGTTCCAACAGCATCAATTCAAGATCGCATGGAAGAAAAAGCCAGAGAACTTGCTGGCGAAATTGAGGGTGCCATTGATGACTTCGCACAAAACAAAAAAACAGATTTTTCAACAAAAAACTATCTCGCAGCCAATGAAGTTGCAGGTCCAATCGCTAAACGTATCGGAGAGTTCTATGTCGGACTCTCAAAAGAATTGGCTGAAGCAATTGCTGGCGACGACGAGCAACTCGTGGAAGGTTACTCAAACTTCTCAAAACGAGAGCTAAAGAAATTCGCAGAGTTTGTTGATGGCATTATTTCAGATTGTCAACAACAAGTTCAATCATCTAAAGCTAATCGTGCACCTCGTAAGCGTAAAGAGGTGTCGCCAACTAAGATGGTATCCAAAATGAAGATTCTTAAAGAGTTCGCTGAGTTGAATCTTAAGTCAGTGAATGCTACTAATATTATTGGTTCTTCAGAGGTTTGGTTCTATAATACGAAGTATCGTCGTATTGGTGTATATAAAGGTGAGAATGGTGGAACAGTTTCAGTTAAGGGAACTACTATCATTGGTATTGACGTTAAAGAATCTAAACAATGGACTCTTCGTAAACCAGAAGAATTCTTCAAGGGATTATCTTTGGGTAAGCGTGCGTTGAATAGTGCTGTTAAATCTCTAACAACAAAACCAGCTACACCGAATGGTCGCTTTAATGAAGAAACAATTTTACTTGGAGCGTTTTAATGGATATAGTTAAAAGCGAGTGGTGGTCTACTCCAGTTTGGGAGACTGACATTAAGTATGATGATGCTACATATGGTCAGATGGTTCGTGCTGCGCAAGACTTTCAAAAAGTTGAGCGAGGGTATGGTGACGTTTGGTCTATGAAGTTTCCTTGTTTCAATAAGTTAAAGAAAGATATGTTGGATATTGTTTTAAAAGAAACACCAATGTATTTTCCTCCTTCTTTTGGATATGAACCAACTGTCGGTCGCTCACATATCAGCGTTCAAACTCCTGGGGAAAATCTTGAGATGCATGATCACCCTGGATCTTTATTCGTTATCGTTTATTACATTGCGTGCGAAGAAAACAGTGGAGATTTGATTTTAATGGACCCACGTGGTTATACTAATTTCGATATTCAAACAGGCG